GGCCCATTCAGAAGAAATTCTGGAGAACCTACCTATTGCTCAGTTGAACACTGAGCATTCTTTCGACTACATACCTACGTATGGGTAGTCGAGGCTCCGAGGAGCCCGATACGGAAGCCGAGGTTTGTGCACCCTCGGTGGAGATACAAGATCTGCACCCCCCTGAGCCTAGTCCGTGCTCAGTGGCGGAAGCCAAGGACCGACTGTCCGATGGTTCCTTTCTCTGTCTTGATCCACAGGGGAAGTCAATCATGCTGACACTATCCCGACGGTTCGGCGAGGTGGTATGGCTCTTCGGAGCCCCACCCACCGTTCGATTGTCGGCACGCGTCAACTTCGAGACCTTCTGCAAGGACGAAGACGAGGTTGTCGTGTTTTCGCGGGCGAAAGTGTTTTTCCAACATTTTTCCGCTCGCCTTCTGGGTACGACTGGCCCGGAAGTAAAATTGTTCGGCCATTTCAAGCGCTGGGCAAAGCCGTACACGCGGGGACGCGTAACGGCTGCAAAGGTGTCGTTCTGTGAGTCGATGATGAATGTGTGTAAGGCTTTGCCTTACCATACACCTCGGATGTGTCACAACGCCATCTACAGCCATCACGAGCGGATTTCGGCCACCGTTCGTTTGCCACCTGGCCCCTACGACGATGCGCTTATGGAAGTTCTGGAACCTATCCTGGACGAAATAGCGTGCGCTCTACGCGAGCACGCCGAGGCACCGTATTTGAACACGGCGTCGACGCGAGGCTCCTATGAGAAATCGCGGAATAAGGGTGGCAAGCTCGGTCAAATCCTCTCAGACCACTTGGGAGACAAAGGGAAGTCCGAAGAAGCACTGCGGGAGCAGTACTCCGACATATACCCGCTCCCTCTCTACTACGCGTCGCCGTCAAAGAAAGGCTCCGCGCCGTGGTGCCCGGTTCCGGAAGGTTCCGTGCCCGTCGGCGAGCTGCCTCAAGTGCGCGGTCGCGTGGAGGTGTCCCCAGACGGCTCTCTGAAGTCCGTGCCCGACGTGTCGTATCCTCTTACCGAGGCGGCATTGACTGCCACGGTCTACAAGCAGGCCCTCGATGCGGTCGCGTCAGGCCGCTCCCGCAAGCTGAAGGTCAGCCTGGTCTGCGAAGCAGGTAAGACTCGCACCGTCGGCAGCGGAGAGGCCTCGACTTGCATGGTCTGCCAGTCGAAACAGCAGGTAATCTACCGAGTCATGCAGCGTCACCCGACGTTTGCGTCGCTCGGCAGACCCTTCGATGCGACCGACATTGAGCGGTGCGTTGACCACGCCCGCGAGCACTGCGGTGGCGTGCCCCTCAGGTTGCAGAGCTCAGATTACAGCGCTGCATCGGACAACATCAAGACCGTACTTACGGATCGAATCCTCGACCGTATAGCTCCCGATGATCCCTATCGCCACATCCTGATGGATGACAACGGCGACAAGGACATGGAATGGCAGGTTGTCCCCCGGAGGTTCCCGCGCCACCAGTCAGGCCTTCGCGGCAGGTACATTTCCTTTGGAGATTACATGCTGCGCCAAATCCGCAACCAGAGTGACTATGATTACCACAGCAAGCGTCGGCTACTTTGCCATGTTATGGTTGAGGGAGTCAAGTACTTTGTGGAAGGCATTAAGCTCAAGGCCACTAAGCGCGACGGGCAGCTGCTCGGTCAGGCTACGTCGTTCTTTCTTTTGAACCTCGTCAACTACGCGTGCTCACTGCTCGCGGCGTCTACTGTAAAGAGCGCTGCGGCCCGACTCCTGATCAATGGGGATGACCGCTTCTTCGCCGGCACAGCTTTCGAAGAGGAGCGATTCTGGTTGATCGCTAACACGGTCGGGTTGTTCAAGTCGACGGGCAAGAGCCATACGCACAGCAGGTTTGCTGTCATCAACGCTCAGAGGTATGTCATCAAACGCGGAACCTGGCAGCGGGTCCCGGTCCTCCCGGTGAACCTTTACTTTGGTGTGATGAAGTTGTCCACGGACAAGTTCTCTCCCGCCAAGACTATTGGG